AAACGAACTAAGTATTTTTCTTTTGCACCATATGACAAAGGTACTTTAAAGATTTCTTTAGGTGTTGTACCTGCATACCTTTGAACTTGTATGTCGTTAAACAGAGTACCAAAAGCTACAACTACTTTGCGAATTGTACGATTATAAAAATGAGATTGACCTAACATTAATCACCACCAAATGGATTAGTTTCTGTCCAATCTAAAATTTGATCAGACTCCGTTTCAATACGGTTATTATCAGCAATATCTTCAAAGGCATTATCAAGAGTGACTTTATCGTTAGAACTTGCCAATACCCATGTTGAATTACTTTCTGCACCTTTAACACGAACATTAGCAACAAAAGTACCTTCTGTACGAATTACATCGACATACTGACCTGTTTGCCAAGTATGTACAATGGCTTGAACATCAGCGTTAGCTGCATCAGTACCTTGGTAAATAATTTCACCAGGAACAAATGCACCAGAACCGTCAGTAATACTAACTGTAAGTCTAGTTCTTTTATAAGCATCAAATACTTGCTCATCAATTTCAGTAATACCAGTTTCAATAATTTCTTCAGAAAACACATACTGTTTAAGTTTCAATGAATAAACATAAACATTACCACCACGACCACGGCCTAATGTGTAAAACATAGCTTGATCGTTTTCGTGTTCTACAAAAGTAATTTCAAAAAAGTTTTGTAGTAAAGGTAAATAAACTAAGTCGCCTTCTCTAGGCCTTGTGGGTGCTTGATTTTCTTCTGGAGTTATATCACCTAAAATAGGTGTTTGAAAGTTTGTTGCACCAACAGTATATTTAAATCTCCGGCGAGAAACAAGTAAAGTAATTTCATCACGAATCTCTAAACCAAATTTAGAAATAAAATCTTGTTCACCATCCATACCTGTAATATTTTCAAGATACATTTCAATCGGATGAGCACTACGATATTGTTTCATCGTATCTTCACCATACAACATATCTTCGGTACCACCACTACTTCTTGGTAAATAATAAACATCCATACCATAGATACCCATAGCTTCAATAACCAAATCTTCAACAAGCAACTGCTCGTTAGTTATTTGTTCTAAAGGAAATGGCTGAAAATAAAAATTAGTTGCCACAATTAACCCATTATAAAGTCAGAAGGAAGAACATTGTATGATTGCATTTCTTCTTCGATCTTGTCGATTTCCTTTTGTGCTTCGTCCATAATTCTAGGACCATCTAGTGTAACACCACCTGGCATTTGCACACCGGCAAATTTAGAAAGATTGGAACCCCATTGATATTTAATTAGAGCAGTTGCATATCGTTTTAAGAATCGATCATCCCAAACATCAGTCATACCTGCTTTAACAATTGAGCCATTTGTAATGTTAGCTGTTGGAGTTTTTATAAGTTGTATTAATGTAGGTGATAGTATATGATTGACCTGAAACTCTGTATTTGCAATTGTAATTACATCACCATCAAGAATTTCTTGGTCAAATTTTGTACCTGTACCTGTTAAAGTATTGGCCGCATTTGTGGCTGATACTGTACCAGTAAGTGTAATAGATTCGGGACTTAGTTTGCGATAACATTCAATAACAACATATTCACCAACAGTTGCATCACGCTCCCAATCAATGTCTAAGAATAGTTTATTGTGATGGCGATTGAATCTGAATTGAGGAGTACCTGAGAATAAAAGATTTAAGGTACGAATGTGTTGCATGGTGATTTCATACGACACATAAGATACCGATGTAAAGTCATATAAGTCATGCAAGCGTAATTGATAACGCAAATCGAACATGTTAACAGAAGAATTAGAGTCATCAAAAGGTAAAACTCCAATGACAAAAAGTACTGGATCTGGACAATAAATCCAGCGTCTATCAATATCTTCTTGTGTGAATTTATGCTTCATGTACATCTTTTCACAACCTTCAAAATGATAGTCGTGGAAGAACTGTAAAGCATCGTCAATGCGATCATCTACCTGATCGTCATCAACGTTAATTTGAATTACGGGAAATCCAAGCCTGCGTAGGCAATAGTCTTTAAATTCTTGTCTAGTAGATGGAGCTGGCATAATAGTCCTGTGTGAATGAACTATTTATGCCATTAATTAATTTGAGGTTTGAGCTAACACCGTAGAATCTCCTCCAAAAACATTAGTCCATGTAGTTCCTGTTCCTATTTGTACTGGACTGGATCTTAGAACTGCATCATTTTGTCCTAATTGGCCATGTTGATTTTGTCCCCAAGACCATAAAGTGCCGTTAGTTTTAATTCCAAAAAGCGAATTTTTATAAGAAATTGCAACTTTAAGCCAAGTTGCACCTGCTACTTGTGTTGGACTGGATTTGGTAACCCTATCATTATGTCCTAATTGACCTTGATCATTTGCTCCCCATGTCCATAATGTACCATCAGTTTTAATAGCACCAGATAATCTTCCTCCATTTTGAAGTTCAAGTATGGAACTCCAATTTGTTCCTGTTCCTATTTGTGTTGGACTGGATCTCATAATCGATTCATTGAGTCCTGATTCACCATTATTATTACGGCCCCATGCCCATAAAGTACCATCAGTTTTAATTCCATAACTACATTCTTCTCCAGCAGTTGCAGCTGCCCAAGTTGTTGATGATCCTACTTGTGTTGGACTAGATATTCCTTGACCATAAGACAAAATGTTATTCAATCCAGCTTCACCATGTTGGTTAGCATAACCCCATGTCCATAGAGTACCATCGGTTTTAATAGCAAACGTGCGATTGAATCCTAAAAATACATTACTCCAATTTGTTCCTGTTCCTATTTGTGTTGGACTGGATTTATTAATATTTACAGAATTTGTGAGTCCTAAACTTCCTCTAAAATCTCTTCCCCAACACCATAAAGTACCATCAGTTTTGACGGCCATAAAAATAAATCCAGTGCCGTTTGAAACCTTACTCCAATTTGTTCCTGATCCTACTTGAACTGGACTGGATCGATTAGCTGTATCATTTTGTCCTAATTGACCAAAATTATTACCACCCCATACCCATAAAGTGCCATCATTTTTAATAACTGTTTTACTATCTCCACAACCAGAACCAGTAGAACTCCAATTTGTATCTGTTCCTATTTGTGTTGGACTTGATCTAGTATTGTAAACAGTATTAAGTCCTAAACCACCATTATTATTAAGTCCCCATGAATATAGTCTTATTTGTGGTATTACTGTGACAGTTACTTGGAATGTTTTGCTTGAATCTTGTAACTCAGCATCAGTAGCCACAACACTAAATGAATAAGTGGTCTCAGCGCCAATAGAAACTGTACCATAAAAATATCCATTGGCCAATAGTTGAGTACCAGCTGGTAATGTAGACCCAGCTGCTACAGAGTATGAAGTAGCACCAGTAGCACTAAAGTTTACATTAAAAGCCGTATTGGCGGCTTGATTTCCTAAAGGACTTGAAGTGACCCAAGTTGGTTCAGAACTGTATGTAATACCGGAAACTTTAACACCAACACCACCATCAGGATTAACAACATAAAGATTGTAAGAAGCAGCGGCTTTAGTAGGTACCTGAACTCTTAATGTTGTGGAATTTACAAAAGTAACTGCTGATGCTGGAGTGGTATCAATCAGTACTGTTGCACCAGATTGAAATTCACTACCAGTTACTACAATGTAACCGCCACCTACATTGACTGCGGTATCATCAAGTACAGTAAATGCACTATTAGCCACATTGGCATAAAGCACTTTAGGTGCTAAAGAAACCGCAAAAGCAGCTACTGCGGTATTACTTAATTGAGTGGTTTCAATTGTAAAAGGTTCAATTTGACTGCCGAGAATTTTTGTGGTCATTAGATTCTCCTAAAGAAAGTGAGGTAGTTTTATACTTTATTTATAATTTACCCCATTTAACCTTATTCCAAATTCTTTCATGTAGATAATAAAGTATGGTATTTGCAGTAATTTGAACCAATGCAATGGAACCGGCCACCATTAAGTTTCCAGAAATCAAATAGGAGATTATAAAGGTACTTAAACTACCTGTTAATCTCCAAGTAATTGTTTTAATTAAACTTCTAAAATTAGTATCACTCAATTCCTAATTCTTTACGAATTTTGGTGGCTGAAATATCTGTAATAGATTTGTCAAATGTTTCTTGTTCAATTTTATAACCTACATCACGACCATAGGTAATATTTACAATATTAGGTACCACTTGAATTTCATATTGACCTTGGAACAAAGGATCTAAATCTCTACGAATATATGATTTAACTTGTTCAATTGCAAAAGGGTTAGAACCTTGCCAACCTTGACAGTCACGAATCTGAATAACTACTTGGCCTGTTTTGGCAATGGATCTTTCAAACAAAGCTCGATGGCCTTCATGCCATGGTTGCCAACGACCTAACATCTGTACTGTTTCTTTTTGCCAATCGAATGTTGGACGCCTGCGATTCTCAATAATATGATTACCAATAAACTCAGCCCATTTTTCTGCGTTTTGTTCTGTAACACGGAAGTCATAAACTTCAGGTTCAACAAAGGCTTTATTAGTATCTTCATACCGACCTTCTTTAATAGTATCAACCCAAATAGTCCAATCGGCTTTAAAGTTGTTACGCATTTCAACCAATGGTGCCACAAAGTCACAAACGACATAATCGCCACCAGCTTCAAGTGCAAACTGTGCCATTCTTAATGACTGGCGAATACGACCTTCTTTGGAGAAATCCCAATCGTTATATTTCTTACGAACTTCATCGGCATTGAACCAAGTAACCTTAGCATCAAAACCTGTAATAGGTAACATCTCAGCAATTTTATTTGAGGTACCATGTTTCTCTAGGTACTTTTTGAGGGCTTGTGCTAAGAATGTTTTGCCAGCACCAGGCAAACCCATGATTAAAATCTTTTTCATATTTGTTCCTTAATAAAATTATTAACTAATGACAATGAAGAATTGATTGCCATATCCATATCAATATACACATACATACCGCATCTGCCAATAAAACAGACCTTATCATTTTTAAGGTTCTTATACTTATTATATATCTCTCTATTAAAACCACTAGAATCTTTTACAGGGTAATATCGTTCCATATTATTATCCTTATAGTCACAAGGTTCTTCTAGTGTATATCTTTCACCTGTACCATGCTCAGGAAACAATGACCATTTTGTAATGCGAGTATAAGGTCCATCATCAGTAAAGTTGACTACTGGTGTTGGCATATCAAAGTAAGATATTTTGGTAGACCTAAACTTAATCGACCTGTATGGTAATTCACCATAACAGAAATCATAATACTCATCGATGGCCATAGAGTTAAAGACATAATCATAATCTTCTTCCATCTTTTTATCAAACTTGGTATTCAATAACACTTTGATATTTTTATGGTTCAATATATTATCAAAGAGTTTTTTGTATCCACCTTTAGGTAAATATTGATATTCATCGTTTGGAAAATACAACTCATTTAAATCATTTCTTACTTTAACTCGATTCAAAATGGTATCATCTATTTTGTCGGTTGGCAAGCCCCACATCTTTTTGGTATAAGGCGCATAGACAGTTTCAAATAATTTATCACCTAGAATTTCTTGA